ACTTTGAATGAAATACCATAACCATGTACAAATCTACAGTGTGTATCTGTTGCTCTCCATTGACGAAATACTGTACTAAACCCGTCGAATACTTTACTTGATTGAAATTTACCCATTATACCAATTTTGAATTTCAGCCATAGGCTTGTTACCTGTCATTCTACTAATCTCATTTCCATTATTATCTACTTTAACTAAAGTAGGTATGTTTCTAATCCCAAACTTTGTTGATAACTCAGTATCACTGTCGACATTAATCTTTTGGAATGGCAATCCGCTCTTTTCCATTGTTGGTCCTAACTGTTTACAGGGTTGACACCAGTCCGCAGAAAAGTAATAAATTTTACTCATGGTTTTTATTTTAATTGTTTATATTAATTGTTTATATTTCCATTTATATCCATAAGATGTTTTATACTTGCCTCTACAACAAGCACCAATTCCATCTCCTGTCTTTCCCATAATATACAAAGCCTCAGTTACGGAACCAAATTCTCTTATGAAGTTTCCTTCTAAATCATACTGAAGAACTGGTTTACTGTACCAAGTATTTGCTCTACCTTTAAGGTGTCCTCGAGTAGCCTTTATCTTAGCTTTATGTTCTTCACTAAATGGTTTTCCTTTATGAGACATAGTTTTACCTTTTAAAGCTTTGCTTATTTTTTGTGCTCTTATAGGATGATTTGAAATCTTATTTCTTGTTTCTTGAGATACTATATCAGGACCTCCTCCACCTTCATTTTTATTTTTTAATTGATATCCTAGGTTTTTATACTTCTTTATATAATATTTCTCCCATCGTCTCCAATTTTTAACTTCACTTATAACCTTCATTTCAGTATTAGAACCAAACATTTGTTTGTGATTTTCTAATCGTTCTAAATGTCGTTTTGACTTCCCAACATAAAATGGGATATCATCCCCTCTATGTAAATAATATATTTTGGTGTATTCCATGATTATACGTATGTATAACCTCAAGGACTACACCAAATTTTTACTTAAAATTAAAGGTGAATCATCCTTACTAGTTGATACTAAATAACATGATTCTCTCTCTTCAATAATTAATGGTTTATCACCAAATAATTTTTTGTAATTTTCTCTTACGTAAGTTTCTATTTCTTTACTCATAATTGTTTATTATACTAATTCTTCTCCTATTCCTACTATTTCACTCAATGTAAGTAAAATAACTGCAGTATCCAAGCTAAACCATAAAGCTCCGTAACCTAATATACGAATTCCTGATTTAATAAAGCTGATTTGTTGATGCTTTTTTGCATCTGGTAGTTGTTGTTTCATAACTTTAATTTTTAATTTTAATTTTAATTTTTGTTATCTCACTAGGACTCGAACCTAGACTAACAGTACCAAAAACTGTAGTGCTACCAATTACACCATGAGACATTACTGTAGGCGACCGGGAAAAGCCCAATCCTTAATCCCATGAAGGAATATATATCCACAATGTGGACCTACACATAGCCAAACCGTTGTATGCAATTAAAAAAGACATACAACAATAAATATAAGTAATGGGGCGGGCTGCAAATGAACTTGGCTACCTCCCAAGAGCGCTACTTGCTCGTCAGCTTTCACGGATTGCGTGTAACATTCCCCACTACTCATATTCTTTACCGAGACATTCACCATTAAATTGACCTGTTTCTTCTTGCGCTATCCCAGGCAACTTTTTTAGATTTTCCTAACATACTGTAGGAAGATACTTTGTTGTTAAACGAACCCCGAACTTGGTTGACTTGGGTTTGTCCGTTGTTTGATTGTTGATTTGTTGTCATTACTTTAATTTTACGTATTTATGTATATATTTTGAGTGTTATACGTATTCAGCAAGTACTTTTTCAACATGAGATTTCGCTACCTCGTAATCCACTTCTCCAGTTTCATCCTCATATTGTACAGGATCTTTTCTCCCCAAAGCAATAAAAGCCTCAATCCTCTCGACAGAAGAAGCAGACTTATAATCACTATTTCCCGAAGGATAAGGCTTGTAAGAAGTATTTGTTCTTTTATAAACTTCATCAAAATCAATACCTAAAATTTCACATAATTTTTCACCATCTTGTAAAATACCAAATTTATCAGTATTTAAATAAGGTGTAAAATAACCTACTCTATCAGCATCCCAATTTCCCATTCTAAAAGCTGCATCATCTGCATCTCTAAATTCTTGTCTACAATCAGGATAAACTGCATGATCACCAGCATGAATACCTAAAGCAATATCACAGACATCTTCTTTTTTATTTGCTATAGATAAAGCTACTGCTTGAGTAATAGAAGCAAACATCTTGTTTCTGTTAGGTACAACTGTTTCTTTCATATTATCTTGCTCATAATGACCTTCAGGTACATCTTTACCGCCTTCAGTTAATGCTGAATCTAATAAGTCTACTAAACCATCTAGTTTAATTTGACGATAATTTACTTTATGACCTTTACTTGCAAGGTAATCAATTAACTGTTGAGCTCTTTCAAGTTCAACTCTATGTTTTTGACCGTAATCAAATGAGATACCTGTTACTGTATCATATTCTTCAATAGCTCTTAACAATAGGGTGCTGCTATCCATTCCACCACTTAAACTTACTACACAATGTGCCATAATTTATTTATTTAATTTTTGCCAGGTATTTTGCGTATAGGCTAACGCTTGATTAAATTTACATTTTATATATGATTGAACATACGAAAATATAGTGGATATTCCAACTCCTCCTAATAAAAGAGTTAATAAGTTTGGATGATAGTGTTCTCCACAAAGTCCCAATGCATGTTTTATTAATTCTGCCATATTATATCTCTTCCATTACTTTATCTAACTTCTTTTGGAGTTTATCAAAAGCAGGTTCAATTACATCATCCCAAAAATATTCTCGATCGTCATCTTCATCAATATCCTGTTCTTCTGAGATTATTTGTCCATAATAAACTTCAAATACACCAATTGGTTGATATCCTTCATCCCAGTATTTACCTGATACTTTAATTTCATCATCAATTTCAGCCAGTTGTCTATAAATTTCTAAAATCATATCAGATGGTGGATACCAAGCTGTGTCTAAATAAATTTCACATTTATTATCGCTTTCGTGATAAATACCTTCATCCCAAATTTGAATCCACTTTGAACCAACTTTATCAATAAATAATTCAGCATCTGCTCCAAATTCATCAGCAATGTGGGGGTTTTCTTTTTGGTTTGGGTAAGGCCCATCGTGACATTTATCAAATCGTTCTACAAAATTGTCAATTGCTTCTTTAGATCCTTCTATATAGATCTCTGTTCTATTACTATTTGCCATCTTCTTCTTCTATTAATTCTGGGTATTCACTATCTTCTAAACATTTATCACGAGCTAATTCAAATTCAACTTCGTCTAAAACTTCTTCTTGTAAGTCTTCATCACCTGATTTCCATTTTTCTACTTGTTCAGGAGTTAATTCTTCAGTTTCTTCCCATCTGTAATCAGTATAGGTAACCATTTTTCTTAACTTTGCCATATTATTTTACTACAAATTCATTATTAAAAATTTCTTGGATTTCAAAAAATTCCTTTAGAAATTCTTCGGTATATAAAAATACTTCCATACCATTAAATTCTAATTTCCTTTTTTTATAAGGTTGTTTTTTAAGTTGTGCATAAGCATTAACTTTTAATCCGGTCCCGTCTTTATCTGCGTGGCCTTGGTAATCGTAAAGTGACATCATAACTATTTGGTTTTTAAATTATTAATTAAATTTATTATCGTAAAAAGGGTTTATTGTTAGAACATGACCACAAGAAGTATTGTATTCTGATATTATTTCTAGATTACATTCTTGTATAACATTCTTAGTGTCTTGACCGTGAGATCTATGAAAGTAATCATCAAAGGCTATATATTTGGGGTTGAAAGTAAGTGCTATTTTTGTGTCTCTAAGAATTGCTTCTTTACTATGATCCCCATCAATAAAAATCAAATCATACTTGTTA